CCAAACCAGATGACCCAAATCAAATAATAGAGAGAGCGAAGGTTCAACAATATCTTGAGGATTTATTTATCAGACAAATTAGAAATGAGAATATAGTTGAGGGTGATGATTTTATCGCTTATTACTGTAAACATAAACAACCAAATGAGAAGATAACCATCACAACAAATGATATGGATATTTGTCAATTGGTTTCGAAAGATGTACAAGTTTATTTATTAGGAAAAGGTAAGAAATTTTATGTTACTGATTACAATTATACACAAATATTTGACCACCACCAAGAGAATTTGGTATTAATTAAAACAATTTGTGGTGATGTAAGTGACTCAATTAAAGGGGTTAAAGGTTTAGGGGAAAAAAGTTTATTGAAATATTTCCCAATTATTAAGGAAAGACCTGTAACTTTGTATGAAATACTTAAGCTAGCTCAAATAATTCAAGATGAAAGGAAAGAAGCTAAAAAGAAGCCTTTACAAGCCTTAACTAACCTTTTAGAAGGTATCACCACAGATAAGACGGGTAAAGAGACTATAGTGTTAGGGGAACAGCTTTATACGAGGAATAAATCATTGGTTGATTTAAGCACCCCTCTTATGACAAAAGAAAGTGTGCGGAAAATAACAGACCTAATGGAGTGTGATATAGACCCAGAAGGTAGAGGAATAAAAGAAGCATATATTAAAATGAAACGTGATGGAATAGATGAAAAGGTTGGGAACACAGGGATTGAGTACCTAATGCCTTTTAAAAAATTAATTGAACGTGAAAAGAGAACCATAATAAATTAAAACAATTAAGGAAATGAAGAAGATTGAAAAACAAAGATTTGAATTTTTACTGTTAATCAACGGTAATATAATTTGTCAGAGATATTTTGACATACGTAACTATAATGAAGATTCTAAAAACTCAATGGAGATGAAAGAATTGGTCGATAATATTGCTGGGACTAACAACACTGGATATGGTTTGTTAGGAATGATTCCAAAATTTTTACAAGATAAATCTAGAGAGTATCTTTGGGGTTATTATAGACCACATACACCACAAAAAACTGAGGATATCAATAGAAGAAATATCTATGATAAAATAGACACATTTGGTTTCCAAATCAAAATTGATGGTGAAGTTGTTGGTGAGACATCATTCAGTGGTAATGTGTTCCCACCAAAAGTTAGATATCAAGTTAATATTAAGGATATTATTCCAGATATTATTTATGAAATTAGACAATCTTTAAGTAAAAAGAGCTATACTGATACGTATGGGGATGTTTCACTAAAATTTCATTCAATTCATCAAGAGTTTAGTGCATAAATTGATATTTATTTAAAACAAGGGTTTTAGTATAATGAGCAAAATTGACAAAGGAAATTTCGGATATTTAGGATTGGAGTATCAAACAAGATTGATAGCCCAATTCCTAACGGACGACAGATTTGCAAACAATATCATGGATATTGTTAATCCAAATTATTTTGAAGACGAAACATTAAGGTTAATCGTTAATGAAATAAAGGAAGCTTATGAAACCGATGAGGTTATCCCAGATGCATCAAGTTTAGAATTTAGGTTAGTAGATAAAATCGGCAATGAATTCACTGCTGGTTTTATCAAAACCCAGATTAAAAAAATAAAAAATGCACCTCTAAAGGATAGTCCACAGGTTCAAAAGATTGCAATGAACTTCTGTAAACAACAGGAGTTGAAAAAATCTATGCGACAAATTCAAAAAATAATTGACAAGGGTAACCTTGATGATTATGACCAATGTGAAGAGATTCTTAAGAAAGCATTAGAAATCGGTGACAACAAAGATGATGCTATTGACGTGTTTGAAAATCTTAAGGATGTATTAGCAGTTGATTTCAGAAAACCAATACCAACGGGTATTAATGGTTTAGATGAGGTTATGGATGGTGGTTTATCCAAAACAGAGTTAGCAATCGTATTAGCACCATTAGGTGTTGGTAAGACAACTATTATGACAAAAATGGCTAATTCAGCACACAGATGTGGGTATAATGTGCTACAAATATTTTTCGAGGATAACCCCAAGGTTATCCAAAGAAAGCACCTTACGTGCTGGATGGACGGTAAATACACACTTAATGAGTTAGCTGAAAATGAAGAAGAGATTCTACATAATGCTGAGGAAATGAAGAAGAGCGGTGGTAGAATTCAATTAAAAAAATTCACCAGTCATGATACAACGATTTCGATGATTAAGCAATATATTAGAAAGGAGATAGCTAGAGGCTTTAAACCAGATATTGTTTTTTTAGATTATATTGATTGTGTAATTCCGTCAAAAAGGGTTGATGATGTTAATGTTGGTGAAGGTGTTGTGATGCGTGAGTTTGAGGCTATGTTATTTGAATTAAACATAGCTGGTTGGACTGCTGTACAATCAAATCGTTCTGGTTTAAATGCAGATACTGTTGATGCGACAATGATGGGTGGGTCTATTAAAAAGGCACAAATTGGTCATTTTGTATTATCTATTGCGAAGGGTTTAGAACAAAAAGATAATGATGTTGCTACAATGGCGATATTGAAATCTAGGTTTGGTAATGATGGTAAGGTATTCGAGGATATCTTATTTAAGAATAGTACGGTACAAATCGATATTACAAAACAGAACATTGGTAGAACAATTTTGGAGACCAAAGATTTGAAAAAAGATAAAGACCAAAATAGAGTCAATTTTATGCTTGAAGCAATACAAAACCTTAAAAATGAGGATAAAGAAACAGAACCTCAAAAATAATAATTTAAAGTATAAAACAAGAACTATGGATATTTCATCAGAAATACTATCAGACATTACTGTCTACATGAAGTACGCTAAGTACTTACCAGAATTACAAAGAAGAGAAACTTGGATTGAACTTGTTACGAGGAACAAGGAAATGCACCAAAGACAATACCCAGCTATTAAAGACGAAATTGAAGAAGTCTATAAAATGGTATATAGTAAGAAAGTACTACCTTCTATGAGAAGTCTACAATTCGGTGGTAAACCAATTGAGATTTCACCCAACAGAGTTTATAACTGTGCATATTTACCAATTGACCATTGGAAATCATTTGGTGAGATTATGTTCTTACTATTAGGTGGAACTGGTGTGGGTTATTCAGTACAAAGACATCACGTTGAAGCATTACCAGATATTAGACAACCAAAAGCTAATAAGACAAGAAGGTATGTGGTTAGTGATAATATCGAAGGGTGGGCAGATGCTATAAAGATTTTAATGAAATCTTATTTGGATATCGCTAACAAGAATACATCAACACCATTATTTGATTATTCAGATATTAGAGCTAAGGGTGCCTTATTAGTTACATCTGGTGGAAAAGCACCAGGTCCTCAACCACTTAAAGATTGTATTCACAACATAACTAAAATTCTATCTAATAAAGAAGATGGTACTAAGTTAACAACTGTTGAAGTACATGATATCGTTTGTTATATTGCTGATGCTGTATTGGCTGGTGGTATTAGGAGAGCAGCATTGATTTCATTATTCTCAATGGATGATGCTGAAATGAGAACATCTAAGTTCGGTGCATGGTGGGAGTTGAACCCACAAAGAGGTAGAGCAAATAATTCAGCAGTTATGCTTAGACATAAAATTACAGAAGAAACATTCTTTGACCTTTGGAAAAAAGTTGAGGAAAGTGGTTCTGGTGAACCAGGCGTTTACTTTTCTAATGATAAAGATTGGGGGACTAATCCATGTTGTGAAATTGCGCTTAGACCTTACCAATTCTGTAACTTAACTGAAATTAATGCCTCCAACATTGAATCACAAGATGACTTAAATAAAAGAGTTAGAGCTGCGGCATTCATTGGGACATTACAAGCTGGATATACTGATTTTCATTATTTAAGAGATGTTTGGAAAAAAACAACCGAGAAAGATGCCTTAGTTGGTGTTGGTATGACTGGAATTGGTTCTGGTGTAGTGCTTGATTATGATTTAGAGGAAGCAGCAAAAGAAGTTTTAGCTGAAAACGCTAGGGTTGCAGCATTGATTAATATTAATAAAGCAGCAAGAACAACAACGGTTAAACCATCTGGAACATCATCATTAGTGTTAGGTACTTCATCTGGAGTTCATGCATGGCATAATGATTATTATATTAGAAGGATTAGAGTTGGTAAGAATGAAGCAATTTATACTTATTTATCTATCCATCACCCAGAATTAATTGAGGATGAATTCTTTAGACCTAATGAGCAAGCGGTTATTCAAATACCACAGAAAGCACCAGAGGGGGCAATCTATAGAGATGAATCCCCAATGGACTTATTAGAGCGTGTAAAACTATTTAATACCAAATGGGTTAGGGGTGGTCACTTAGACGGACAAAACACTCACAATGTGTCTGTAACCGTTTCTGTTAAGAAAGAGGCTGACAAGGTATCTAAAAAGGATGTTAATGGGGTTTCTATTAAAGATGAAGTAGGTAAAGTTATTTTAGAAGATAGAAAGGATGCTGATGGTAATGTAGTTTACAGAACCAACCAATGGGGACCAGTAGGAGAATGGATGTGGCATAATAGGGACACATTTAATGGTATTTCAGTATTACCATATGATGGTGGTACTTATATTCAAGCACCATTTGAAGATTGTACAAAGGAAAAATATGATGAAATGATGAAATCATTAAAAAATGTTGACCTAAGTAAAATAATTGAAATTGAGGATAATACCGACTTAAGTGGAGAAATCGCTTGTGGTGGTGGAGCCTGTGAGGTTGACGTAGACATGAATTCGTTGAAAGCGTAATACCAAATAATATACATTAATTAAAGCCCATTCGAAAGGATGGGCTTTTTTTATTTTCACTATTTAATTTCTAAAATACTTTATTACAATATTTATGATAAAAGCACAGTGTTATGCCAGAAAAATTCATAAATATTAATTTTCCATTCAAGGATAGCCCAAAAGGTTTCTTTGTTGATTTAACGAAAACCGACTCTCAAGCAGTTAAAGCTGATTTAATGCACCTTATATTAACTAATAAAGGTGAAAGATTATACTTGCCAGATTTTGGTACAAACTTAAGGAGATTTATATTTAATCCAAACGATAGTCAGACACATTCTGACATTAGACAAGAAATAAATGATGTCGTTGCAAAATATTTACCAAATTTACAAATAAATGAGGTATTAATTGAGCGTTCAACACAATCAGAATATGCTGCAACCGTTAGAATTGACTATACAATAACAGAGGATGTTTTTGAAACTAAAGACTTCTTATTAATACAATTATAAATTATGGCACGTAAAATAAATTATTACGCAAGAAATTTCGCAGACGTTAGAACAGAATTAATTAACTTTGTGAGACAATACTACCCAGACATACTTAATGACTTTAATGATGCATCTGTGGGTATGATGCTTATCGAATTGAATGCTGCGGTAGGTGATATGTTATCACACCATACTGACCGTATGTTCCAAGAAACACAAATTGATTATGCACAAGAGAGGAAATCAATTATGTCAATGGCAAGAACTTTTGGTTTAAAAGTACCAGGTAAAAGACCATCAGTATCAATAGTTGATTTTTCAGTTATTGTACCCGTTAATGGTGATACTTTCGACCTAGCTTATGCACCAATTATTAGAAGGGGTGCACAAGTATCTGGTGGTGGTAAAGTATTTGAAACAGTTGATGATATTGATTTTTCTTCACCATTCACAACTGGCGGTTTACCAAATAGGTTAATTATACCAAACCAAAACTCAAACAATATTATCACTAGTTATACACTAACAAAAAGAGAATTAGTACTAAATGGTACAACAAAAATATATAAGAGAGTACTAACTGAGGCTGATGTAAAACCATTTTTAGAATTAATATTACCAGATGATGATATATTATCTATTGAATCTATGATAACACTTGAGGGAACTAATTTTTCTAAAAACCCATCATTAGACGAATTCTATGATTTTGATAATAGATGGTTTGAGGTTCCAGCATTAGCTGAAAATAAAGTATTTATTCCAGATACAAATGGAGCTGCTGGGTCAGAGGCTGGAATTCAACCAGGTACTTGGCAAAAAATTGAAAGAAAATTTTTGAGTGAATATACCGATAGGGGATTTACAAGATTAATTCTTGGTGGTGGTAATCAAGATATTAGTTCATTATGTGATTTTGATGAGGACCCAGCAATTATTAATAGAATTGGTGATTTTATAAATAATAACGCATTAGGAGTCACCCCAAGCGCAAATCAAACTATGTTTGTTAGATATAGAGTTGGTGGTGGCGCAACAAGTAATGTTGGTAGTAATACAATTAATACAGTTAGTGCGGTATCAATGTTTGTGAATGGACCAGATAGTGCATTAAATACGAGTGTTCGTAAATCATTAGAGGTAAATAATCCAGTTCCAGCATTAGGTGGTAAAGACGAACCTTCGGTTGAAGAAATTAGGAATTTAGTTAGGTATAATTTCTCATCACAAAACAGAGCGGTAACAATTAAAGATTACCAAGCTAGAATAGCATTAATGCCAGGTGAATTTGGCGTACCTTTTAGGTGTGGTGTATTTGAGGACCAAAACAAAATTTCAGTATCAGTCCTTACCTTAGATAGTAGTGGTAAATTAAGTTCAACGGCAACCAATGTACTTAAAGAAAACATTGCAACATATTTAGCTGATTATAGAATGTTAAATGATTATGTTGAAGTCAATAATGGTAGAACTATTAATTTAGGTTTTGAGGTAGATTTATTTATTGATAAACAATTTCCACAAACACAAATTATTAGTGAAGTTATTGCACAAATTAGTGATTTTATGGATATTAATAAACATGAAATGGGTGAAAACTTATACTTATCACAACTATTAGAGATTGTTAATAATGTTGGTGGTGTGTTAAACGTAATCGATATGAGGGTATATAATAAAGTTGGTGAAGGTAAGTATTCTATGAATGAAATTGCACAACCATATATAAATGAAACAACAAGACAAGTTGATTTATTGGGGGAGTTTACAATTTTTGGTGAACCAACTGGAATGTATGAAGTTAGGTTTCCAGAATCTGATATAAAGGTTAGGGTTAAGTAACCATTTCCTTTTTCGAAAAAATTACTACGTTTAAATAAAAAATTATGAGTGATTGTGGATGTAAAGGTGGTTCTAAACCAACCAAAAAAAATGAAACAAGTATGGCGGCAAACTTTGGTGGGTCGTTTTTTGTAAGAATAATAATATTCTTATTTGCGGTATTAATAGTTGGACTTGCAATGATTCCAATTATTATGCCTTTAATGTTGATTATGTTATTTAATCGTATTGTTCGTCAGAAAGATACTGATGTTACTAAGGGTTTATTGAAATTAGGTAAATTGTTGAGAACCAGTAAAAAGAGGGTGGACGATGATGAAGATGATGAGGGAGACATTAATGATGAAGATATAAATCCAGATGACTATGAGTTAGTGGATGTAGATGTTATAAAATAATTTATGTCGAATAAAGCGATAAAAATAAGGTTAAATACAACCCCAAGTGCTTTTAATGGTAATCTATTAAAAGTTAATCTAGAACAAGATTTTGATTTTCTTGAAATACTTTCATTAAGTATTTCACAAGAGGAAGTTTATAGACGTTTTTGTTCTGATTATGGGGTGGTTGTGGGTAGAGCTATAATGAATAATGGTGTTGGTATCCCTAACGCTAAGGTTTCAATTTTTGTCCCTTTATCTGATGAAGATATTGAAAACGATGAAATTAGTGGTTTATACCCATTTGAATCAATTACAGATAATGATGATGATGGTAAAAGATACAACCTTTTACCAAATTCATCACAATTTGAATGTCATACACCAGTTGGTACGTTGGCAACAAAAAGAGAAATATTAGATAATGACCTTAAGTTAGATATTCATTGTAAATATTATAAATATTCAGCGATTACAAATGCTGCTGGTGATTTTATGATTTTTGGTGTTCCTGTTGGTAGTCATTTTATAAATGTTGATTGTGATTTATCTGACATTGGTGTTTATTCACAAAGACCATATGACTTTATGGCAACAGGACAACCAAGAGAAGCATTTGAATCATCAAATAAATTTAAAAGTGGTGATGACCTTGATAAGTTAAATCAAATTAAATCACAACAAAGTACAATTAATGTTAACCCATTTTGGGGGGATGATGACCAATGTTCGGTTGGTATTACTAGGTATGATATAGATTTAAAACATGAGCTAAAACCATCCGCAATATTCATGGGTGGTATTTTTGGGGATAACGAAAAGAATTCAATTAATAAGGTATGTAGACCTAGAAAAAAATTAGGTAAAATTTGTGAAACAGTTTCTGGACCAGGTACTATTGAAATACTTCGTAAAGATTTAAATGGTAATAATCAAACCTTCTTTGTTGAGGGTGGTAGAGTTATTGATGATAATGGTGCTTGGGCGTTCCAAATACCAATGAATTTAGATTATATGGTAACCAACGAATATGGTGATTTAGTACCAACGGATGACCCAACTAAAGGAATCCCAACTAGGTGTAGTGTTAGACTTAGGGCTGGTATGGATATTTCTGGTGGTGAGGGTAGGCTTAGGACTAGGGCACTACATTTAATACCACATAATCCAGATAGTTATGCTGAAAGTGATTATTCATTTGGTGAAACAACGGGTAGTGGTTTGAATGGACATAAACATTTTAAAGATATGTATTGGAATAAAATTTATTCCGTAAAACAATTCATCCCTAGATTTCAAGCTAGGAAAGGTGTTGATGTGAGAGCAATGATGGGTATTAAAGATGTTGATGATTGTACAGGGACACATAATCCATTTCCATTTAATAGGATGGATTCTGATTTAAACCCATTATTTTTAGTACTTTGTGTAATAATACAGATTATTTCATTTTTAGTTTTATTAATTAATAGTGTTATTTTGACTATATTAAATTTTATTGTTTGGATATTAAATGCTGTTTTATTAATAATATGTGAAGTGGTTTTCTTTATAGGTAAATTAACTTGTGCTTTAAAATATTTAACAAATGCCGACAAACGTAAAGAATGTAGGGTAAAAGCTTGTATAGGAGATTGTAGTGGTGATTGCAAGGATTGTATTTGTAAAGATTTGATACCTTATATCCCATGTATTAAAATGAAATGTCAAAATGAAGAATATGCCCCAGGTTGTTTTAAAGGTGATAAACCCCTTCCTTGGGCTGCAACAGACCAGCCATTCCACTACCCAGGTGATGGACATTCTGGTCATGATGCAAATGAAGGTATCCCACCAGGTGATGCTGGATGGTCATCTTGCGTTACATTAAGTCTTGCTGAGGCATTAGATGTATGGGAATTTGATTTTTATAACGACTGGATTAATGGTTCATTATATTCACCGTTATTAAAATACAAGAAAAAAAGAAAAGGTAAAGAGAAGTTTTGTGAGTACGATTGTAGAGATTTTGGTGGTGGTGTTGATGGTAATGATGATGGTGTTGGTGATAATAGATGCCGTAATAATTGGCTAGTTGATAGTTGTACTGATGATGGTGTGAAAAGTGATGAAGAAGTTCAAATTAGAGATGGTTTAGTTAAATCATTTGATGATGAATTATATTATGCAGCATTTACACATGAAGCTGGGTATAAATTGTTTAGTACTGATATAATTAGTTTAGGTTCAGTGTTTGACTGTGATTGGCAAGGTAGACCAAAAATCCAACAATACTTAGTTGCGACTTCATATAAAACCCCAGAATTATTACCAGAATTTGATGATTCAGACCCATCATTAATGTTAACTAGTGGTTATGATTCAGCAAAAATAGGTAAACAATATTCACTATTCTTTGATGTTAGTTGTTTAGGTTTAAATACGGAAGGTAGAAATTGTATTAATATTAAAAGACAATGTGAAATTGGTGTTGGTTTAAATGAAGATAGACAAGATGAACAAGTTAATATTGGGTGTACACCAGTTGGTTCTGGTGGTGGTGCAACAGGTTCTGGACCAGACTTTGAGAACCCAATTATAGATAACTGTGATATAGATTTTATGTATGTTAGGGATGCATTTATTGATTTGAATAACCCTAGTTCTGGTGTTGTGTATAATAGCCCATTACCATCCCAACACGCAACATTTGGTTCGGGTGCAAACATTGATATTAAGAGTACAACCGCATATGAGAATTATAGAGATATTCAATACGGTAAGACAATTAGGCAACCTTGGGGTGGTTCAATGTATTTTTATTTTGGGTTACAACCAGGTAAAACAGGTTTAGATAAAATGAATCGTAAGTATTTTGAAGAGTGTATTGTGACAGATATAAACGATTTCTTAATACTATGTGATAATATTATTGATGTATCAACGTTTAATGGTACAGATGGTGGTATTGATATTTCAATTATTGGTGGTACTGGACCATATACTTATTTATGGTCCAATGGTGATACAACACAAGATATAAGTGGTGTCCCAGCTGGAACATATACAGTAACAGTTACTGATTCTGAGGGACTACAAGCAACACAATCATGTACAGTCGGTCAACCATTTGCAGTAAATTGTTTCGCATCACCAGTTCCAGTAACATCAAATGGAGCATCTGATGGTGCTATTAATGTAGTTGGTATTGGTGGTGGTACAGGACCATATTCAATTACTGTCACTGGAACTGTACCACCACAAGCTCCAATCACTCATACTGGGGTGATTGGACCTACAGATATTTTTACTGGATTAATTGCTGGTGAATATTCAGTTGTTACAACTGATAGTACGTCACAGAGTTCATCTTGTTCAACAACTGGTGTTACAATTACAACACCACCAGCTTTAGTGGTAACAGCAAACACAATGAATATTGAGTGTCACGGTGGTGGTAATGGTGAAATACAACTTGGGTTTATTAGTGGTGTACCACCATTAACTTGGGCAACAACTAGTCCAGCTTTCCCCCCATTAATTTCACAACCAGTAACCACATCAACAATTACTGGGTTATATGCTGGAACATATACTACCGTTACAACGGATAATATTGGACAAACAAGTACAATTGTTAGTGTGATAACTGAACCACCATTAATAACTGCTTCATTAACCTCTACTAATATATCATGTAATGGTGCTGGTAATGGTTCAATTACAGCAACTGCCGTTGGTGGTACTGGGGCATTATATTATTCTTGGGAAGGACCAACAACAAACCCAATACCAGATACCACACCATTCCTTACAGGAATTGGTTCTGGAGATTTATCAGCTGGAACATATACACTTACAGTTACTGATGATAATAATTGTACAAATGATTTTAATATTAGTGTTCTAGAACCAAACCCATTATTAATATCAGTTACAAATACAACTAATGTTATTTGTAATGGTGATTCAACTGGTACTATTAGTATTGATGTTTCTGGTGGTAATCCAGATATCGGATTTGGTGGTTACCAAGTTAGGATTGATGGTGGTTCATGGATTTCAACATTAACTGGTGTTTACACATTTAGCGGTGTTGATGAAGGTAATCACACAATTGAAGCTAGGGATACAGAATCTAATTGTCTTGCACCAGTTATCACACAATACGTTGGCGAACCAAGTGTGGTTTCATGTAATTTATCTAGTGCTAGTTCAAACATAATAGTTGTAAATGGTTCTGGTGGTAATGGTGGACCATTTACATTTAGAATTAATGGTGGAGCGTGGCAAACTAGTGGGACATTCACTGGTTTAGTGGCTAGTACATCATATAACTTTGAATCTAGAGATACACAAAACTGTATTTCTCCAGTTCAATCATTTAGTACAACAGCATAATGGATAGAAGAATTAAATATAGATTAAACGAAACTGAATCACAAAGAGCAGTAAATGAAGATGGTGTAACTAAAATAGGTATAGAGCAAAGTAATGCACCATTACCTGTTGGTGAATTAAATCGTATCATTAATGTTGGTGACCGATTTAATGAGGAAAGAGAGAATAGTACATGTTATAGAATAAATGGTACTGTTAGTACATTATTCTCTAATGTATTATTCAATACAACTGGACCTAATAGTTATGGTTATATGTTAACTAACCCTTTATTTAGGGATAGGACATACCCATCAAATGGTGTTGATTTTGATGAGGATGAAGATTTGACATATAGGGATGCATTAAAATTTCACCTAAGAGAGATAAATGGTTGGTATGGTTTTTCAGACCCAGATATTTCCAGTCAATCACTATGCTTATGGTCAGACATGGAACCAAGAAGGGAATTATTTGAATTTGTCCCACAGAATAAAAAAAAGAATTGGGAGTTAACAATAACATATCCAGCATTAAGTGGTGACACATTCATGACCCAAGGTGGTCTATTATGTGTTGAGATATTACCAGTTACTATTGCAAATAGAGATATGATTGCAATTGCAACACCAGTTAAGCATGGATTAACACAAGGTGATACCGTTAGGATAAATGGATTATCATCACCATTATATAATGGTGATTACCCAGTAGTTAGATTAGGGTTAGATAATGGAGATATGCAAGATTATTATTTTATTATTGATATTGACCCATCAACTGGTGTTTCTTTAGGTCCAAGCAGTAGAATGACAAGGATGGTTGGTTCCGAACCAACCTCTTATTATTATAGGAAATTCAAAAAAGTTGGTACAGTAACATCACAAGAATTAGAAGATGATGATTATGATATATACCCACTTAATTTTAGTAGGGGTTTATATAATGATATTAATTCACAATTTGTAATAAATGAGGATATTGATATTGGTGGATTAATAGATAATCTTGGTAGACCTTTGAGTGAATTATATTTCACCATTATTAAAACAGATAGTAATCAAGATGATGGGTCTGGTCCAATATTTACACCAATTAAATCTGGTATTGAAATACCATTTATTGGTAATGTTAATTCATTTGAGTCTAGTGTGCCAGATATTAGAAGAATACAAAATGGAACCTCCCCAACACCACACACACCATTAGATACTAATGTTATGATAACTGATACAGATTTTTATGGTGATGTTGCCGCATATAATAGATTCGAAGTTAAAGAAGTAATTCTAGGTGAGGTTAGACACACATTTAACACAATAAATAGGGAGTCTGGTGGGTCAGTTGTTGACCCATCTGGTAATGAACCAACAATTAATATGGGTGAGAGATTTGAGGGTAATTTTTATAAACCACATTGGCAAATCAAACTTAGAGAATATTCTAATTATATTGAGCAAGGCGATTCAACAACAGCTGGAATACCAAACTATGCTGAGGATTTAGGTGACGGTAGATGGCTTTGGAGAGACCAATTAACATTAGGCTTCTCAGATGTTAGTACAACCCCTGTAGATTACCCATTTTTAAATGGATGTCATTATATCCATCAAAACTACTGTGTACCATTAAGGAGACAAGACCCATTCGCCCAGTATGGACTTTATTATGGGAATTTTCCAAGAGACCAATTTGGTGATAGAATGGTTGATAAATTTGTTGTTAAAAAATCTCAAGATGCGTGTTAATAAATTTAAAATAAATCTTAATGATTTAACAGATAGTGGTTCAACGATTAATATACCAATTAAAATGTCATTTCAACCAGTTGACCAAGCTGAGATTGTTGAAACTGATTTTGTTGAAAAAGAAATTGAAAAATCTATTAACCCTGTTACTGATTACGAGAAGGCTAGGTTTATACCTGTTGATAGTAATAATAATCAACTTGATGCAATAACATATAATGTTAATCTATTAACTAGTGGTGGGACATTTCCACCAACAACTATGTATTCTGATGCTGGATTTGTATATGATGATGTTAAGTTTGGTAAAAGCTCATTTAAGAGGTCATTTTTAAGATTGAGTTTTTATGATTCAGATATACCAACCAATCAGAATTTAATGTCATTTATGACGTTATTTTCTAGAATAACAGTTAATGATATTTTACCATTAACAAGTGGGGGGTTACCAGTTATTGGTGGTGGATTACCCAACCCAATTAATACTATACCAATTAGGTTTAGAGTTGAGGACCCAATTCAGTTTCCAGATGGGATTGCTGAGGGCTATAATATTTATCATTTTAAAGATGAAATAACTTCGACACAACCAAAAGAATTATTTATGAGGGCTAGTTGGAATAATGCAAAAACTGGTCAATCTATCCCATTAATTACAGATGGTACACCACAAATGATTGATAATTTAGTTAGTAAATTACATGTTAGGTATTTATTAAAAAGAGATAACACGGGTTGGTGGTATGAAATCGACATGAGTTACTCTTCACCAACTAATATCACATTAGGCTCTGGTGAACAAACATTACAATTATACCAAATTCAAGCACTTTAATGGAGTTGATAAAAAGGAAGATATTATTAGAACATGGAATAAGTAGGAAAAGTGATACCACTTATGGAACTATGACGGCAACAACATTCAATTTCAATATTATGTTAACACAAGATATGGATAATATGGGTTTGTATACTGACTTTCCCTTCTATAATGAAATTCCAGATTATACAATATTAATTGATAAGTTAAATAGTAATGGTTTTTCATTCCCATTTATGAGTGGTGTTACACCACCATCAATAATACTAAGTGGTTTTACCAGATGTATGAGACATGATAACGCAATTGCTGATGATTGGTTTGATGGTGGTACACCAATTTCCGCATATACTAGTTCTAGAATGAATACATTACAATCATATGATAAAAATAATAGGTTTATCCCCAATTTTAATATTACTGATGAACCATATATTAATTATTTGGGTAATTCCGTAAATGGTGTTAGTAGGATAACGAATATTAATACATCATCAACTGGTTCAACACAATACACATTTGATGCAGAAAATGACACTAATATTGGTACTGTAAATCAAACTACAGGTCTTAGATTTACAGATTTCAACTATAGAACATTATGGCCTAGGATTAGGACTAAAAAAATTGTAGGTGAAAGGGCAGAAGTAACTAGAGTATCAAATACTTCGGTATATTATATTGGTGAGGGTTGGAATGATACTAATACCTCTTTATCAGCAATAACCAAAGAAGAATATTTATTTGGTATAATTAATGAGCCAGAAGTGTTTGATGATGTATTTATAGATAGGGGTGCGACCACAGTTATGGAAAAACATTTGAAATTATCTGAGGTTGAAAGTCTAGAACATTTAAAATGGTTTGGAAATGGGTTTTACAAAGTGACAAAGGTGTAGTATAATGAAAAGAGAACTTTATGAAAATTACCTATTGGCTAAATATATTATGATGTCAATGGAACAAATAAATAAATTAGAACCACATGAGAAATCATATTATGTGGGAGAAGTTGAAAAATACTTAAAGAATATATAAATTATGGCAACAGGAACTTACGGAACGGTTAGACCAGCAGATGTTTTATTATCAGATGTTGAAGTCTTTTTACATTACACCCCATCTAGGGGTGAAGCTGGTGATACAGTATTAACACCTCTAGACCCAAACACGGTATTAGCTACGAACCCACACCCAAACGGCTCAACTAATGAAATTTTTGGGGGGATGTATACACTTAAACTACCAACTAGTATTTTTAATGCTAAGGGTTATTATACAATTATGATTAAACCTATTGAAATAAGAACAAAAATTGTTGATTGTGGTGTTTTATCTTCATTACCAAATATCAAAGGTTTAGTTTTTGATATTGCATCATTAGATAATAGATTTTTAAGTAAATTTCAAAATGATAACTTAGTTGGTTATAGGATAGAATATTTGTCAACTGAAAATACCGATAGTGGTGGTAATACTAAAGTGCCTAATTTTTTTAGAATCATTACATCAAATAATAAAGCAGAACCAGTTAATCAAAACCTAACTAATACAAATCAAAAGGCAATTAGGTATCGTTTTAATGATAATTCATCATTAAGTTTTGCAACGGTAACACCTAGTTCAGCATCCAATGTTAAACCAAATGCTTTACCATATATTGGTGAGCCAAATCAAGAGGTTATAATCACAAATACATTCTTCAATCCAGTAATGATTGAAATTGAAATGGTTGAACATGATATAGAGACATTAGCGTATGGGATATTCGGTAATCAATCAAAATCACTTGAAGATGGAATTTATACGATATATAACTTCGATAATGATATTTATAAACAATACAACTTATTTGAAATTAAGGACCAGTTTACTGGTAAACCGTTATTTGAAGTAAGAGAAAATAGAATTAACATTGATTTCTTAAAAGGATTTGATGATATTGCAAATGTTTAATAGATAATGGCTGATAAGGTAAAAGTAGTAGGTTATGCACAAAGAGTATTCTACGATAATGGTATAGAATATAGGAATTTTTCAGATGATTTAGTTGGTAGACAACTAGTTAGTGATGGTGGTAGACCAACATTTACATCTGGTAACTTTGTTGTATCCACAAATCTTGATAGAAAGCCTAGTAAAATATTTAACACAAAAAAGTTTTCAGAATTTGTATGTCTAGAAGACATGAAAAGTGATACCAGTATAATTACAACAATTATACAGAATAGTGTTGAGGTTAAACTTAATTTGAATAAATCTAATTTATGCAATTACGCATACTTTGGTTCATTAATGGAATTCGTTAGAGTTTCTTTAGAGAATATTATTATCACATGGCCAGCTTCATTAAAGTTAGAAAATCTCCACCCAATTGAAGTGGGGGTCACAGGGTATACAATTGAAAATAATATCTATAATTTGATTGAGGATACATCAACTTTTACAGTTCCAACTGATTTATTACGTAATAGTTTTAATATAAATTATCTTACAAATGGTAGTGTTGTTGATACATTTAATGAAACTAATGATTTAAGGAATTTGGCGACATCATATGACCAATATGTAATTAATATTGATGATAATGAATACCAAGTTATTGGTTTTAGTGGTGCAACAAATCCATCTAATGATAATTTAAAGTTTATTGTTAAGGGGGATATTTTATCTGGTGCTAGTGAAACAATTAAAGATATACATATAAAACCAAATAGTTTCAAAGTAGAGGAATTCTTTTTAAATTTACCAGATTTTGAGTCAAATTTATTAAATCGATTCGTATCCCCAAAATATACATCAACATATGAATTTTTTACAGAGGCTGAAAATGGTGCAATTATTAAAACAAATAAGACATTAACTTGGACAACGACTGATGGGTATAATATTGATTTCGATACCCCAGAATATATTAACTTTGTTACTGAACTACTTGAACTTGCTGAGAGTAATGATTTAACAAAAACAGATTTAATGGTTAGACATTTAACTGCTGAATCAATTTCAGATTTTGATACCTTCCCAACCTGTGATGGTAATATTGAAGAGACTGCTGGTCAAAAAATGAATAAATCTTTGAAAATTTATGGTAGAGAGTATGATGAAATAAAAAGATTTGTTGATGGTATTGCATTTGCTAATTCTGTTACATATAATAAAGTTGAAAACACACCAGATGTTTATTTGAAGAACTTAGGTAGAGTTATGGGGTGGGAATTAGTCTCATCAGTATTAGAAAATGATTTACTTAATATGTTCTTAAACCCATCTGATAGCACATATGGTGGTCATAGTAGGGGGTTAACCTCAGCTGAGGCAGAAATAGAACTTTGGAGAAGAATTATTCTTAATACACCTTGGATTTGGAAATCTAAAGGCACTAGAAAGGCTGTTGAATTTTTATTCGACTTTATTGGAACACCTAATGGGTTAGTGGCATTTAACGAATACATTTATAAAGTTAAAAAACCTTTAGATATAACATTATTTAAAGATATTTTAGATGAAACAGTTGGTGACACTAATATTGATGATTTAAATATTGATTCAGATGGTTATCCGAAGTTTTTACCAAACACTTCGGACATGTATTTCCAAAAAGCGGGTCTATGGTTTAGAGAAACAGCTGGAAGCGGGTCAACTATTGATATTTTGCGTGGTAATAACCCACATATCGGACCATATGATGGTGGACAAGCTTGGATAGACCAGCTTGGATGTTTAATACCAGATTTTAGTGCTGTAACCGTATATAATGAGACAATTAGTACTGGTACAACTAATATATTCACTAATTATAATAGTGGTTTAGTTAATAATGCACCAGAAACAGAGGTTTGGGCGGAAATAGTTAATTTAGATAACCTTTCATTAAGTGATTGTTATGAATTAACGGCTGAAATAATAGAAGACCCAAAACCATCAACAGAAATGACTGATTGTGGTTGTGAAACAGGTGAAGGTGATGAATCTATTAAAATATCTGTTAAAAAATTAGATAGTTCAACTGATTCATCACCTTCACCAATAACTTGTGGTTATACAGGGTTTACGTTAGATGAGGGTGGATTTGTGGTCTTCCAATTACCAAATGGTAAGGAAACATTTCAAATAACACAAGAATGTTGTGAGGCAATAGGGTTTACATATCAAACTGGTGAGATAAATTGTTATTGGGGGTCTGATACATCAACACCAAATAGAACATGTAATGGATTTGAGCCAAACGGTGATTACTTACCTAATGGTGTGGTGATTTGGGAAAATAGTGAACTACAAATTGGTGCTACTGAGGTTTCATTAGAATGTTGTGAATCATATGGTTTTACCGCAGTTTTAACTGAAAGTGGTAACTATAATTGTTTTGACAACCAACAAAGGGTGGATTGTGAAAATTATGTTTATACATCGGTTAATTCATCTACAGGTATTATAACTTGGCAAAATCCACCAAATAAATCTTTAACAACAATAATACCTTCTGAGTGTTGTGTTGGATTAGGTTATAGGGTCGGTCCAAATAATGATTGTATAGACCCTAATGCATTAACAAGTGGTGATATAGCAACTAGAAGGGGTGATGAGGTTATTGTTACTGCAACTAAAAGAAGGATTGAGGGTGATAAAATATAAGATAAGATAATTATAGATAATGGCAGATTTTAATTGTGAAGATATTAATGGTTTAAGTGTATCTCAATTCGTATTTAACGAAGATGGGACAGTATCTGGTATTGTATCAACTGGTTCCACAACAAATGACCCACAAACAAACCCAACCCAAACAACATACCCACAAACAAGGGGTGCTTTTACAAGGTCTGAGGGCACAACATTATCACCTATTAGTGAGACATGTTGTAATGCCCTTAATTTTCTTTGGGATAATTCAACTAATACTTGTTATTGGAGTGAAACTTGCGAGCAAGGACCAGATTTTAAAATAACATTAGGTGCTAAAGGTAATGATGGTGCTTGGTTTCAGATTGACGAAAATGAAAGTTGTCACTTAGAAGTTGAGTTCGATTATTTATTTCAATTTGATTGTGATACACTTATGGGTTGTTTACAAGAAGAAGTTCAAGGTGATACAGGTGTTGGTGATTTAGAAAATATAATTAATGAAAGGCAGAATGATATTAATAGAATAAATGAAACTATTACTGAATTAAAAGACCAAATAACTAAACAAGAAGAATTTTGTCAAAATTCTGAAATTAATTACAATACACAACTTAATGAAAAGCAAATCGAGTGTGATAAATATCTTAAAAATATTGATAATTTCGATGCTTTAATTAGAAATTCACAAGGTAGGGAAGAAATAGCCTCTTATGAGGCACAAAAACAAGTTTATACAACAATGTATGATAGGTGTCGTTCTGAAATTAGGTTATTACAAGAAGAGGTATTTAAATCACAATCTGATTGTGATAATCAACTAAAAATATTAAATAGTTCCATATCCAAATATGAAGATACTTTATCATCAACACAAGAAGAATTAGCAATATTTAATGGTAGGTTAGAAGAATTAGCAAGTAGAGCAAATCCAACTAGAGAGGGTGTAGCAAATTGTTTAAGTATATTCTCTGGATTATCAGTGTGTGTTACCTTAGATAAGATTGGAATGAGAGATAGTGATGAACACACCTCATATGAGAACCCAACAACATTAACAACAGTATTCGAAGAACAACTTTACCAAGTGACAGATATTGTTGATTATTTCTCTAATAATTGTAATACTGGTTTATTAGTGACTGGTGACACAAGGTGTATGGAACAGTTGGAACAATGTATTATCTATAATTTAAGTGGTGATTGTGGTGTTTATAGTGCATGTACCTTAGATTCAGATTGGTTACACCATAAATTTACAATTACTGATGAAGAAACACTTTCTGGTATAACAAATGAAAAAGTTAAACTTGGTTTTGTTATTAAAAACTGTGAATGTGATTTTTCAATATTAATTGATAGAATTGAAATAAATAAGGTTTGTACGACAACTGATAGGGAAGATATATACGTATCTAAATGTCCAAGCTTTGAAATTGAAAGGGTTTGTGATAATAAAAAATCTTGGGTTGCTGAGGAAGAAAAACAAGATAGAGACTTCTTCTTCCCAACAAGGGAAACAGATTATGATATTAATCACCATAAATTAGCGGTTAACACTAAAGAAGTTGATTTAGATGTTAGTCCAGCTAATGCCATTGAAACCGATATTTGGTGTTATATTACTGATAATGAAACATTATTAGATTGTTCCACTGGAACCACATCAATCACATGTAGTACAGCATATGATTTTGGTTCAATATTATCAGCACAAACGTTGAGTTGTGATAGTGGATATACTGATACATGTTCTGTAATTAGTAATTGGGGGATTGAAGTTACTCTAGATTGTAAAACTATTTATAGTAATAATACTTTCTATAGTGGGACAACTATTACTGATGCCCCAACTGAGGTAGATTACATATTAGAACTAAGTGGTATTGCAACTACTTTAGGATTAGAATTTACATCTGGTGCAACTGGTGTTATCTTTACGGATTATGTTGATTGTACAGGTATAAGATTTATTAATAATAATTTCAAAGTTGATTTAACTTTGGATATAACAACGGATTGTACTGTAAGTACAAAACAGTTCCAAGATAATGAAATTTTCACATTTCAAAATGGAACTAATTATGACTTTAATTAAAAAAGAATAAAATGGCAATATTAACAGACCAAAACCTATTTAGTGGTACACCATCAGATAATGATTTAATTCATATAGTAGATGTTAGTGACCCAACAGATAACCCGCAAGGTTCATCATTTAAAATACCATTAAGTGGTTTAACTAATTATTTCACACCTAACAATTATTGGGTTTCTGGTTCAACTGGTAATAATTCATTGAAAACATTAAATATCACAGGTACTGATGCAACAGGTCATTATGGTTTTGCTACTGGGGCTGACACACTAGCTAGTGGTATAGCATCAGTTTCAATGAATGATACAACAGTTGCTAGCGGTTCAGCAGCAACATCATTTGGTATAACAACAGTTGCTGGTGGTCAAGCATCTTTAGCTAGTGGTGATGAAACATATGCATTTGGTTATGCAACATTTACAGAAGGTAATAGTACTTATGCTTATGGTTCTTATTCACATTCTGGTGGTCAAGGTTCAATAACTAGTGGTGTAACATCATTTGCACATGGTATTAATCTATTAGTGGATGCAGATGCATCTGCCATATTAGGTGGTAATGGAAATCGTTTAACTAATTTGGCAATTAATTCTGTAATACTTGGTGGAACAAATATTACTGGTGAAACCGCAAATACGGTCTACACACCCAACATTATTAATAATGGTCACATTATTACTGGTGGTCAACAAGTGGCAACTAAAGTTGATACTGGTGGTGTTATTTATTCAGTAACAAATGATGATTATTATCTTAGGTCAACATGTCTTTCAGCAAATAGCACTTATAATTTACCTAGCTCACCACCAGATGGTCAAAAATTAATCATTTACAAAAATGGTGGTACTGCTTTTTCAATATTTGTTAATTCACCATCAGCAAGTAGTATTAAAGCGTGTGGTAATAATTCATCTTATAATACATTACAAATATCTGGTACAAATGCATTAGTTAATTTAATTTATGATTTAGACTTAGGTGCTTGGGTGGTAATAACATCATGTGGTGGTACACTAACATATGGTACAACAATTTAATAAATTATGACAAATTGTAAAAGTGTAATAACGTTATGTGATGAGAATTTTAACTCATGTGGTGATTTAGGTGTTAACATGCAAGAAATGTTGACTACTGATGTTAGTGATATGACCACAGTTAAAGAGTTTGGTAATACTTTGTGTTCGGAATTAATTGATGTGAAAAGTAGAAAGACAATCTCGTCATACCCAACACTTAGGGCATTATATGATAGATATAGGGATGGATTCCAAAGTAACCCAAAAAGTTCAGCTTTCGATTATTATAAAATGGATAATTTTGTTTCATTGGTTGGTGATTATTGGGTTGACTTGATTGAACAAGTGGTCCCATCAACAACAATATGGGGTTCAACAATTAAATATAGGAATACAATATTTGATAAAGATAAATTTAAATATAAGCAATACACATTATTCACTTGCCAGAATGTAGATGGAATCCAATACCCAAGCCCGACCAGTGGATATAACCCAACAGTTGAGGTAATAACTAGGGATATTGGTGTCCCACAATATGTGGGACCAGAATGTTTAGCTCCAACAAGTGAAACAACAATTTGTTCTGGAGTAACAGTACAACAAATTAATTATGGTTCTGAGTTTATTGGTACCGTAACAATTATTGGTGATACAACATCCTCAAATCCAACTGGGACAACAGGTGATATACCAATTGAAATAACTGAATGTGATTTAGTTATTAATAATCTTACATTTAGTACAAATAAAGGTGATGGTACAATTCTAACACCAAATTTTGTTGGTGGTACGGCACCTTATACATACAGTTGGGTAATACCAGTACAACAAGGTCAATTTAGTGATTGGGGATTTGAGAATGGAAATAATACAGGTGCGACAATAACATTAACAGGTACAACCACACCACCAATTAGTGATGAGGATAGAATTTGTATATCGTTAGGTATGACAGATATTAATGGATGTACATACGGGATGAGTCAATGTTTCCCTCAGTAAGATATTTATTATTATGCCAGCATTATTAAGACAAATAGAAGCAAATATTTTAGATAATTTCACTAGTGAAGTCAATATGATGACTATTAGTGGAACTATTGGTATGGAGGATTATATTAAGATAGGTTCATTTGAAGCTATCTTACAAATTTTTTCTAATGCACAAGAATTGGAAATGTACGATACTCCATCAGAATTTGGGTTATTAAGAAATAAAAAAGAAGAGTTTATTGAACTTCAAATATCATATTAATGAGACATCAACAGAAAATATATAACCAAAATGGTAATTTCATGAGAAACAAGAATTCACTAAATGTTAATATGAGTTCTGATGTATGCATTTTTAGTGCACCAACATTTAATATGGGGGGTGCGACTAAGATTGAGACTGGGACAACATCTGCCTCAACTGGTGTTTATATTGTAGAGGATAATTCTGGTGAAATTAGTTTACTATTTAATTTTACTGGTGATACATCATCTTTAGATTCAAAATCTGAGTTTAAATATGAAATTTATAAGTATGATTATAATAAACAAGTATTCTTAGAACCAGCATTAATTAAATCTGGAGATATACCATATAGTGCATTTAGTGCAACATTAATATTAGACCAAACAATATCAATTAGTGAATTGAATCACGATGGTGAATATTTGGTTAAAGGATATTATAGTCATGGGGTGTGTACCGATATACTTAGTAGGCTTGGTGAGAGAGATGACACATCATTTTATAAAAAGGGGTCTTTATATGGGTTATATAACCCATCAACAGATTATAGTTTTGCGGTTATAGAAATGGCTAAGACACCAATATTCACAACAACCACAGGTGCAAATAGTAGACCATTAGGTTCGCTAGTAGTAAAAACACAATTTCCAGAAGATGGTGAAAGAGAATTTCCAATAACTATTGATGTTAATGGGGAATTATTAGTTTACCTAAACGGTATTATGTTAGCTGAGGATTTAGATTACGTATTAACATCTAATGATACTTTACTAAGATTAACTGGTGAAACATTTAGTGGTGATGTATTAACTTATGTTGCAGTATCAGACTCAGAATCAAATGGGTTAGTGGTTGATACGATTGAGGTACAGGACCCAATACCAAGTGGTGTAACGGATGCCCAAGGGTTAAGTAAATATTACTACAACACAACCCAAAGGAAATATGAACTTTACACAGTATTAACACCATTAGATAGTAATAATGTTGTTGTAACATTAAATGGTGCAACATTGGCACCATTTGTTGACTATTACCAATCAACTAGTAATCCTAATAGGATAATTCTTGAGGGTAATTTATTAGATGGTGATATAATAAATGTGGTTTACAATGCTTACCCATCATATGTTGGTGAGGTATTTACAAACACCCCATTAATAATTTGGACAATTCCAGCACCACAATCTGATAATGGTATATTCACAGTTGAGGTTGGTACTGATTCAACATTTAATAAACTTGTCGCTACAGCACAAACTGAATATGTTGCAAATGAAGTTTCTTATTCATCTGAAATAACATTAACTGGTTCAGTTGGGACAAACTTAGTTTATAGGGTTTTAAATGAAAAGAATTACGTTACGTTAGATGGTGATATTATAACAACTAGTGCATATAGTGAGGTGGTACCAATAACAATTATGTCAAATAGTATAAATTCCTACTAATTTTATTGACTTAGTGGTATTTATAATTAAGATAAAGGGATTAAAAAGATATTTATAAGATATGAGTTACATTATTAACAATACAGATGCATACATCAATTCAAAATTGACTGAGCTAGGTAGGCAAAAGCTTGCACAGGGAACACTTAATTTCTCATTCTGGGCAATTGGTGATTCTGAGATTAATTACGATAGGGAAGCGATTTTAGATGCAAATCCAACAGATATTACACTATCAGCCCAAACGAGAATTTTGAGACCTAAAGATAGACAACCAAACATTAAGTCTTGGATACATAGTGGTACAACAACCGATATGGTAAATCCACTACAACCAATGACTGGTGCTAATATTAAAACGATGAAAGTTATCGTTAATAATGAAGCAACTGAGAGAGGGTTCTTTAGTGGTGATTCAACAACTGGTTGGACAACATTGAGTGACACACCTTACACACTTGGTTCTGGAACAATAAGTGATACAGTTATTAGTGGTGGAACTACGTTGGAAATAGGTACAGCAACAACTAGAAACGTTGGTGATAATATTTTAATTAAATTATCTAATAGTACTATTGGTATGGTTGCGACAAATACAAATGTTGAACCAATCCCACATTTGTGGTATAAGATACAATCTACTTCTGGTAGTAGCATCACTGTAGATAGAGAATTACCAAATATGAATGGTTCTGGTGGTACATTAGTCCAATATATTATATATGCTGGTGGTGAGGTAGCCACAGCGTTTGGTTCTGATAGTTCAACATCATATTGGGATTCTGGAACACTTTCATTTGATAGCGCATGTGATATTTCTTGTTCTGATGTCCCAGTATGGAATATGAATAATGTTTGGTGTGAAGACCTTGCTGGTATAACAGCTAGCACCTATGAAGGTCATGAATATTTTGGTTCTTACCCATTTCTTGGACAAAAGAGCCCATTCTTTGAATACACATGTTCTTCATTAGAAGACCCAGACACATCTCTAAAATGTGAAGGGTTAAGTGAAATGGATAATGTAAATAAATCGATTGCAATAATTCACTATACGAATAACACAATATCTAATTTTTATGGTGAGTTTTTCCATATTGATAATGATAATAATAAGACAGTTAAATTACATTTACCAGACCTTATGTACCATAGAAGATATTTTTCTGGTGGTACAGGTGATACAATGGGTATGTCATTTCTTGCAAGTGGTGATACACAATATATTGGTACATCAAACTTAGAATATATCGAATTGATTGAAGATTCATCATTCTTAATGTCTGGCGCAACACCAGCAGTCGTTGGGAAAGTATTCCCAACACTTAAAGTAGTAGTAATTGATGATGAAGAAATTGTTGCGGCAATGTCTTATAAATCAAATAGAAACTGGACATTACCACAATTGGCGGCAACACTTACTAACCCTAGTGGTGGAACATCAACTGGTCTATTAGTTCAAAATGAAACAATGTATGTGACTTATGCTTTAGAGAATGTAACTGGTACTGGTTTAACATCATCATTAGCTTGTCAAAAATATGCTAAGATAACAAACCAAACTTCGGTTGCTAAAGATGTTGAATTTAGAATCGATGGTACTGGATTATTACCTTACATGAGAAAGATTGAGGATTTAGCTTATGATGGTAGGGGATTCTATGGATATGACCTAAAGGTATTATACCAAGTAGTACAAAACGAAGATGATAGACCAGACCCAACAGCTTGGAAGGTTTATGATTATACAACATCTGGTTTAACAACAAACCCAGATGAGACAATTAATCCATTCCAGCTAGAGAACCAAAATCCAGCAACAAATGGTTTTGTGATTAATGAAATTGTTGATTCAATTAGCTCACAATATGATATAACACAAATCTTAGGTATGGCACCAGTCATGACACCAGAGATTTTACAATTCGGTGATGAAAGATTTTTCTATGGGAATTTAGAAACTCACATCGGAGCAACAATATTTAAAACGATATTTGATGTAAGAATTAATTCTGGTCAATTTATCGCAACAACAAATGAAACTAGAAGTACTGACCCTTCAACAAATCCACCAGATATTAGAGTGAGTGAAGTAGGTATTTATGATAGTGATAACGACTTAGTTGTTATTGGAAAGCTTAGTAAACCAATTAAATTGGAAGCTGGGAATACAGTAATGATTGAACTTTCAATGGACTTTTAATTATGGGATTTCAAAGTACGGCAACAACAATTAACCTAACAGCTAAATTAACAGCGTTTGGTAGACAACAACTATTATTAAATAGTTCTAATATTATAACTCATTTTGCATTAGGTGATAGTGATGCGTATTATGGTGCATCAAATGCCCTTAGTACTGGTGAGGTTCCAGCATCTGCTGGTAGTTTAGGTGTGAATGGAAGTAGTAATAGTATTGCTCAAGGTTATGCACCTAAATCTTTATTATATTATAATTCAATTGGACAAAGGAAGAAACTAGTGAAAGAAGGTTCAACAAATGTGGTAAATAATACTGTATTATTAGAACAAAAGACCATTAGTGGTGATACTATCACATTAAATATAATCAATAGGAAAAATTACGAGACAGATTCATTAGTTAATTTGTTTTATTCATTCAGATTACCAATTACAGATGCTGATGATACATTATTTAAAGTAACACCATCAGCAAAGGGTGGTTATGGTGACACCGCAATGAGTGGTTTATCACAAGATGAGATTTTAGCTATTGGTGTTGATTCGATTGAGTATGGTGAAATGTTAGATGGTAAAACCATTAAGGTTGAGTTAACTGATTCAGCATCAACAATATTTAATATTTATAGTTCATTTGAGAAAACGTTAACTAGTGCTAAGAAACTAGATGCACAATATAAAGATACTTCTTTTAATTCAGCAGTAATGGGTGGTAACATAGTTTTTTTATTCAGTGATGATATACAAAGACCAAATGATGATGTAACTAAGAGTTGGGCTACTGGACATTTTTCCACTAAACCATATAGTAAATCTAATAAATCTAGATTTAATATGTTTTCTGATTCTATTACTTCAACTGTGGCAGACAAAATAGTTGGTGTTGCTTATTTGGATAAAGGATTTATAGTAATCACAGACCCAACTATTTTAGCGAATTTCGATACATCACATATAAATGCTAATTTAACAAAAGTATCATTTGATAGTATATCAACTCAAGTATCACAAACTGTAACATGTATTAAAGATAGAGGTGATTTTGGGACGAGTCAAAATCCAACATGGGATGAAGGTGATAAAGTTAGAGTTACGGAAGTATTATTATTAGATAATGCTGATAATGTACTTGCTATTGCTAAAAGTGACAGAGCCTTAGAGCTTACACCATCTCAGTTTATGGCATTATCTGTAACAATTTCAGTTTAACTATTTATCTTTTAAAATTGGTGATTATATTTTGAAAAAACAAGTTTTATGACAACAAGTGAACAAAATGGAAATTATATACTAGGGTTAGATGTATCGACCAAAACAATTGGTATTGCATTATTTGAAGATAGGGGTAATAATGGTGACTTAAAATTGTTAAACCATGTAACACCAAAGGTTAAACCAAACCCAAAGAATAAAATGCAACAACTTTTTGAAAAGGCTAGAATATTTGAAGAAGAATTTTTAAATAGTTATAGTGACATTGGAATTAGTAGAGTAATTATTGAAGAACCATTATTACGTTCAAATAATGTCAATACTGTTGCAACACTTCTTAGATTCAATGGTATGATTTCTAGGTCAGTTTATGATACACTTGGTATTGTTCCAGAATTTATATCATCTTACGATGCAAGGAAATATGGTTTTCCAGAGTTGATGGCTAAAAGAGAGATAAAAAAAGATGGAACTCGTTATACCGAAGCCGCAATTGCAAAAAAAACACCAGTATTATTTGGTGCATATGATTTAGGTACAACTGATAAAAAAATGGTTGTGTTTGAGAAAGTGTGTGATTTAGAGCCACAAATTCAATGGTTGTATACTAAAACCAATACACTTAAAACCGAAAACTTTGATATGACCGATGCATATTGCTGTGTTAGGGCAGTTATGAAAAGAGATGGTAATTGGAATTAATTTGGTAATTCATTTTTTATTTCGTACCTTTGTGGTATGTCACTTGTTGTAGATATATTAGAAAGATTTCTGGGAAGTCCTAAAGGGCACAACCCTAGTAGTGGTCAAATGCAATTTGACTGCCCTAGATGTGCTGAGGATGATAAAGGTCATGGTAGGGGTAATTTGGAGGTAAACTATAATAAAGGTTGGTATCATTGCTGGACATGTGGTGAAAGTCACAATATGAAAGGTCGTCTTAATTTTATGATTCGCAAATATGGTGGGAGCAAAGCACTAAAAGATTTTTTAATTGTTAAGCCAGAGTTCATTGAAAAAACTGAACGTGGTGAAACACATGTGCTAAAATTGCCAGATAGCTTTAAATTCCTACATAATTGTAACCCAAATGAATTTAGATATAACGAGGCGATGAACTATTTAAATAGTAGACGGGTTGGCTCCGATATTATTGAACATTCAAAACTTGGTTTTTGTGCTACAGGTAAATATGCTGGACGTATTATTGTACCATCATATAATTCTGACGGTGATTTAAATTTCTTCGTTGGTAGGGCTTGGGATAAATGGAATAAACCAAAAATACTAAATGAAGAAGCGGAGAAAGAATTAATCATTTTCAATGAAGGTTTAATAAATTGGGATGCAACAATATATTTAGTTGAAGGACCATTTGACCACCTAATAACACCTAATTCAATACCATTATTAGGTAAATACGTTTCACCTTATTTATTTTATATGTTACAGATGAATGCAAATGCTAATATTGTGATAGTATTAGATGGTGGTGCATATGAAGATGCAAAACGTATTTACCAAATGTTAAATGTTATGAATTTAAGAAATAAGGTTAAGTTGGTTCAATTAGGTGAAGAATTAGACCCTTCATTTATAAACCAAAAATATGGTAGGAATACATATATTAAAGTATTATCTAACTCAAAAGTAATACCAGAAAGTCGATTATAATTCTTGGGTTTTACAGAAAAAAACTGTATATTTGTGTAAAATATAGACATGAATATAGAAATTGCTAAGAAAGCACTACAATCACGAGACATAGATAATTGGACTATCAAAGGCGAACATCTTTGTTATACCAATGGTGATATTAGATTTCTATTCGATAAAATAGATAGTGGTTTTCTAGGTTTCAGAAAGTTAGTCTTAGTTTCGGATGGTAGAATAGTTAAATTGTCTTTTTTTCAAAAAAAGAGATTATATCCATTAGTTGTTAAAAAGGGGTATAATGTAGAGAAAGATAAAAGAGATGAAGCTTTTCGTAAACTTAGAAATGATAGGGCATATAAAAGTAGCCCACCACCACCACCACCATCTAGACCAAAATCAAAACCAAATAAAATTAATAGTGAAGAAATAATCACCAATTGGACTTCTATGGGTAGTTCAATTAAAGAATTTAATACAATATCTTCATTAATTGGTAATAAAATAAACCCAAATATACCAGACGAAGATGCTTTAAGTAATAAAGTTAAAGATACTAAAACTTCTGTTAGTAAAAAATTAACAGAAGTTGAACGTAGAACCCAACAATTTAAAAATGATGTTGAAAAAGAAAAATTAAGGATTAGAAAACTATTACGTAAAGAAAATTAACCAATATGCCAGTAAATGATAAGGAACTATTACGTATAGGGAATGAAATAAGAGAAATTATAGATAATAGACAAAAGGAAATGTCATTATCATTCGTTGAAGATACACATACTTATTTTATTAAAAATAAGGAAGGTTATATTGTTAGCAATCTACCATCTGTGTCTACTGTAATCACACAATATTATGAACCATTTGATGATATCACAAAATCATTTGAAATGTGTGGTGGGGATTTTATAGAACAAGATAAATTATTAAAAGAATGGAGAGCTACAGCAGACTATGCAAATAATCAAGGTTCTAGAGTTCACTATTTATTGGAATGTGATTTACTTAAGATGTATAAGTATGATAAAGAGGTAAGGAGACCAATATTTAAGTGTGACCCAGAACAAATATTTGTTGGAAATCAAATGATAGATGCTGGACATAATTTTATTAGATTAATGCATAGACGTGGTGCTGTATTACTTGATACTGAAATGGTGTTGGGTAGTATTGAATTAGGGTATACTGGTCAACCAGATAAGGTTTGGTTAATTAGAAATGGTAAGGGTGAGTTAGGTTTTATAATTACTGATTGGAAAACCAACAAACCAAAAAACTTTACCGTACAACACTACACTAGTAAGATGCTACCACCATTTGAGGACCAAAATGATACTGCTTTAGAACATTATAAAATTCAATTACCATTATATGGTAGATTAATATTAGATATGTTAAAAGACACTAAGTATGGTGGTGAAAATTTAAAATTTTTTGGTTGTATAATTGTTCACCTATTACAAAATGGTACTTATAAGGAATATAGGGTTGAAAATACATTTATAAATAGAATATTAAGTGAACCACCATTACCTAGAATTAATGAGGTTTTCGAATATAAGAAGAATCACGCTCGTAGAGAAGAGAATCGAGTTGAGCAAGTAAAACAAATGATAAATGGTTAAGAAAATAATACATATTGCGGACATTCATATTAGAACTTTTAGAATGCATGAAGAATACAAGGAAGTATTTCAAACATTCATAGATAAGTGTAAAAATCTAACTGAAAATTATGAACATGGGGAAGTACGTATAGCCATTGTTGGGGATTTAGTCCATCAGAAAATAACAATATCAAATGAGCAATTGATGTTATGTACATGGTTTTTGTCTGAATTATCTAAAATAGCACCAGTTGTATTAGTTGCTGGGAATCATGATTTATTAGAGAATAACAAGGATAGAATGGATTCACTCAGCCCAATCGTTCAACTATTAGATAATGAAAATATTCGTTATTATAAAGAGAGTAAATGTTATAAAGATGAAAATATTGTTTGGTGTAATTATTCGATATTTGATGAAAATAAAAGACCAGATATCGAATATGGTAGGGTTAATCATGGTGATGATAAACGTTTTATTGGGTTATATCATGCACCACTTATTGGGGCAACTACTGATATTGGATATGAATTTGATGAACACCACACTTCTTTAGAACATTTTGAGGGTTGTGATATAGTTTTATTAGGGGATATACATAAAAGACAAGAGTTTACCCATAAAGGGATTAGAATTGCTTACCCATCCTCGTTAATCCAACAAGGATTTGGTGAAACAGTTGGTAAACACGGATTCTTATTTTGGGATGTACTATCTAGAACATATGAGGAACATGATATATCAACTAGATATGGTTTCTTTCAATTTAAAATTAAATCATTAGATGATTTAGAAGAAGGTATTGAAGAACATACAAATGCATAATGATTAAACCAAATATACTAATAGATATTAAGTCGTATTGTGAAGCCAATGGAATCACTGATATTGATAAACTAATTAACTCAATGTTGAGTCGTGGATTTACAATTGAAAAGTATGGTGAAACACCAACAACATCTCAAGATATTCCAGAGGTAATTGAGAAAGAAGTGATTAAAGAAGTAATCAAGGAAGTACCATTTGAAGTAATTAAGGAGATTGAAGTAATTAAGGAGATTGAGAAAATAATCAATGTTTCTGATGATACTGAAATAAATAAATTACTAGAACAAATTACTACGATGAAGAATGAACATAAAATAACAGTCGATTTACTTAAAAAGGGTAGAATGGAGCAAACCCAAGTGATAATGAGATTGAATAAAGAGAAGGACCAACTAAAAGAAGACTACGAGAAACAGTTGAAAGAGAAGGATAAAGAGATAATAAAGATTAAATCCTCAACGGATTTTTACGGTGAATAATATGGAAGAAATTAAAGAAAATAAAATAGTACAAATCCCACCATACGCAAAGGTTAAGGTATATTGGGATGATAAACCAGAAAATTATTCTAGGGAGGGTAGAAATAGGGTTCAATCATATTTTGCTAGAAAATATGGTGTTACTAAAACCAATGTAAACGTAGTATTTAGACCAACTAAAGTAGATAAGGATGGTAAGCAAATTGAAATTAGTGGTGCTGGTATTGACAATATTATGGATACCAATTATCAAAGGGGTTTAATGAAAGAGTGGATTGAAAGAAATGAGAAGGAAGTGGATTTTGAAAGAATTGTTAGACTTGATGAAAAGGTTAATGGTTCATTGGAAATCGATATAAGTGAAGTTAAACACAGAAAGTGGGAAATTAAATGGTTAACAATTAATAATTTTCTTTGTTATGGTGAGAATAACTATGTTAATTTTGATAAACTAAAGGGGTTATCAATTATTAATTCCACACCAAAAAATCAAGGTGGTAAAACAACATTTAGTGTTGATGCTATTAAGTTTTTGTTGTTTGGTAAAACAACAAAAACTGATACAAATGCCGAGGTTTTTAATAGTTTTACAGATAAAAATAAAATCACTTTGAGGGGTATGATTACCTATGATGGTAGGGATATTATTATTGAAAGGGTTTTAACTAGAACTGAAAAAAGAGCTGGTGGCTACACAATAAAGAATAAATTATCATATTATAAATTAATGCCAGATGGTGAGGAAATTCTTTTAGAAGAGGAAGATGCAACTTCAACAACTGCTGAAATTAAAAGAACAATTGGTGATGAATCAGATTTTGATATTACAATTTTAACAACAGCTAAAAATCTTGAAGATTTAATTGACACTACCCCAACCGAATCTGGTAAATTATTGACTAAATTTATTGGAATCGAAGTAATTGAAATGAAAGAGAAGATTGTTCGTAAAATGCATAATGAGTATGTTAAAACTATGAAGTCTAATCATTTTGATGTCGAAGAACTTAAAAGTGAAATTCTTGAGCATAAATCGGCTGTTGAGTATAGTAATAAATTATTGATTAAACAGAATAAGGATTTAGAAGAGATTAAAGGTATTGTTACATCCTTTAATACTAAGAAAGATAATCTACTACTTAGTAAGAAGCCTGTGGATGTCACTATATCTCAATTAAACCCTACAACTATAGAATCTGAAATAGCTACTATTACTAGTAAGGGTAAGGAGTATGGGGCATTAATTAAAACATATGAAACAGAAATTAATGCAATAGGGGATGTTACATATGATGAAGTTGCATATTTCAACTTAAACAAACAATATAATGCACTTGATGGTCAATTAAATGCTAATAGAATAACAAAAGATGGTCATCTTAAGATGATAAATCAGTTAAAGAATGGTGAAATATGTCCAACATGTAAAAGGGCGTTGGAAGATGTAGACCATTCATCTGAAATTAAGCTTGAAGAAAGTAAAATTCAAAAATTAGACACTGAACATGAAGTTGGTACCCGAAAATTAGAAAAAATTCAGAAAAATATGAATTTAATGGGTGAAACTAAGAAGAGTGTAGACCGAAAAAATAAAATTGAGCTACAAAAAGACCGTGCTGAGGTTGAAATAGCTTCATTAAGAAATAAAATTAAGCTTAAAATGGCTGATTTAAAGAAATATAATGATAATATTGATGCAATTGACCATAATAGAGGTGTTGATTCACAAATTGAGGCAGTTAAGACTGATATTGTAGTACAAGAGACCAAAAAAGATACATTAATACGTACTATGCAGACTACAGAGGGTGACATCACTAATAATAATAATAGTATTAGTACTAAAGAGGCGTTGATTGTTACTATAGGTAAAGAAAAAGAAGTTGACAGACTATTTAAGATATACGTGGAGATGATTGGTAAGAAGGGTATTAGTAAATTAATATTAAGGTCAGTATTACCAATCATTAACTCAGAGTTATATAGATTAATGGATGATGTATGTGATTTTGAAGTTGAGCTTAATATTAATGCTAAAAATGATGTTGAGTTCATTATTAGCAAGAATGGTGTTGAAAAGAAATTAAAGTCTGGTAGTGGTTTTGAAAAAACGACTGCTAGTATTGCATTAAGGTGTGTTTTAGGTAAAATGTCACATTTACCTATGCCTAACTTCGTTACATTTGATGAACCTTTTGGTATGGTGGCTGATGTGAATCTTGAAAAGATTAAACCAATGTTTGATAAGATTAAAGATATGTATGATATTGTATTCTTAATTTCACATATTGATACTGTAAAAGATTGGGGTGATAATGTCATTACTGTGAAAAAAGTTAAGGATATTAGTGAAATTCTAGTAAAATAATTGTATTTTTGTGTATAATGTATTATATTAGATATATAATCTAAAATATTTATAACTATGAGATTTAAAAATTATTGTATTGTAGCACTAGGTAAAATTGATGGTATTAGAGAAATTATATCTAAAATATCAGAAACACAACCTAGATACCTAGAGCAGAAAGCGGTATTTATCGGCACATTTTCATGTGTCATGTCAGCTACAGAATTGAGAGAAATTCTAGATAGAGAAAACAAAACATTTTTTGTTTTTGAAGTTGGTGATGAAAGTAGTGCCTATAAGATAGGTAGAGATGATATTCACGAACAATTATTCGGATATATTGAGAATGGTGGTGAAGAAGTATTGAATATGATGAGTGATAACTTAATGAATGAAATAAATGGGGTTAAAATGAGTGGTGGAACTAATGAACATCCCCAAAAATTAACACTACAGGAAGAACTTGATATAGCACTTAAAGATGAGGATTATATTAAAGCTGCTGAATTAAGGGATTTAATAAAATTAAACAATAATGGTTAAAGTAAACCAATTTCACACTAAATATTTAGTGTGAAAACCTTTACTTTTGTTGTTTTATGTTGTATATTAATACGTTCACACGAACTAAAATAAGATATTAGAAAATGAAAACCAATGAACAAGAAATATGTAAGTGCAAATGAAGATGAAAGCATAACAAAATATTTTAAGGATATTAGGACTAGCGAAATTCTTACACCAGAAAAAGAACTTGAATTAGCTCAAAAAATAAAGGATGGTGATGAAAAGGCAATTGATGAATTAGTTAATGCTAATTTAAGGTTTGTTATATCCATTGCGAAAGAATATCAAGGACAAGGATTATCGTTGGCTGATTTAATCAGTGAAGGTAATTATGGTTTAATAAAGGCAGCGATTAGGTTTGACCATACAAGGGGCTTTAGGTTTATATCATATGCGGTTTATTGGATTAAGCAAGCAATTATGCAAAGTTTAAATGACAATTCTAGGTCAATTAGATTACCAGCAAATATTATCAACAAACTTTATAAGATTAGGAAGCAAATAGCTAAATTCGAATCAGAAAACGGAAGACCCCCAATTGATGGTGATGAAGTGATAGGTAAAAAAGGTGAAATTGAAGAATTTGAGGAAGCTCCAACAACACCAACATGTGGTTCATTAAATCAAAAAATTAATGAAGATGGTGATGAATTATTAGAAGTAGTTGCGGATGAAACATTTGAACAACCAGATGTATTTGAAATCGATGATGATAGGGTTAAGAAAGAACTTTATAAAACATTGGATGTGTTGGATGAAAGAGAAAGGAATATTATCGAAACATATTTTGGTCTTAATACGGAGTGTGAACCAATGACTCTTGAAGCTATTGGTGAAGAATATAATTTAACTAAAGAACGTATTAGGCAAATTAAAGAAAAAGCCATTAGAAAATTGAGACATAACGTACATGACCTTTACGAGTTAATGAATGAATAATAAAGGGGGTAACCCCTTTTTTCATAAAATAAAAGATATGAAATTACATTTGGGATATATATTAGGGCTATTTGCAATAGCATTAGCAGCATCAGCTGGTTACATTTCAGTTGTTGGTTGGGGTAAATTATTTGCTGGCGAATCAACAATAGTTATGGTTGTTATGGGGATTATAGAAGCAGCTAAGGTTATAACAACAATTTATCTTCATAGGTATGGTAAAAGAAAACCAAGAGCTGAGGGTGTTAGTCGTTTCAAATATTTTTATAGTGGATTATTATCATTAAAAACTTATTTGGTTGTAGGTGTGATTTCAACGATGTTTTTAACATCTGTTGGTATCTATGGTTTTTTGACTGGTGCCTATCAAGATACCGCAAATAAGATGGAATTACATGATGGTGAGATAACAATACTAGAAGGTAAGAAAGATATTTTTCAAGTTAAAATTGAGGATAATAAAAGTGTTATCCAAACAAAGACTGATAGAATAACAACATTATCAGACCTAAGATTACAACAAGAATCTAGGTTGGATTCATTATTAGCTAATAATCATTGGAGTAATGCCAAAAAGACACAGATTCAAATTGAAGAAGCAAATACTGAAATACAAAAGCTAACAAGTGATATTGACGTTATTGTTATTAATAATTCATCACTACAAGATTCAGTTAGTTCGTACCAAGTTCAAATTTTGGAATTAAAAGGTGGTTCAGATATTGCAGCTGAGATTGGACCATTGAAATATATATCATCACTTACAGGTCGCCCTATGGATTCCATAATTAATTGGTTAGTGTTGGTTATTATATTTATTTTTGACCCAATGGCTATTTCACTAGTATTGGCATCAAATAAAGTATTTGATGAAAATAAACGTAAGGGTGATACACCAGAACCAACAGACCCAGAACCAACAGAACCAAATGATGATATTACTTTTGAAGATGTTGATGATGAACCTATTGAGGTAGCTTCACCAAATATGGATTCAGTAGTTGTTGAGGATATATTGGTTTATGAAAATGAAGATATAATTGAACCAGAACCATCTGGAACTACAAATGAGATTATCAATGAGGAAGATTTAATTGATGGAGTAAGTGAGTCAACAGATTTATTAGATGTTGCTAAGAAACTTGAGGGTAAAGAATTATTTCCAGATAAGAAGGCTAGGGCAATTGATATGTTAAGTGATATTGAGTTACCTAGTGTAGACGAATTATCACTTCCAGAAGAACAAATTGAGGAAAATAAGGAAAAAATTAAAGAGGCAGCAAATATAATTGACCAAATCAAAAATAATACTACTAAAACAACACCAGTTATACCAACAGGTAATGTTAAGAGGGAAGAAATTAAGGAGATTAAAGAGGGTTCTAGGGGTTATTCGGTTGATGTTCCAGAACCAAAAAAAGTTGGTACCAATAAAGAGGTTAGAGAAGGTGAACCTAATAAATTCTATTTCCGTAGACCAAATGGGTAAAAAATTATTAATGAAAAACACCCATTTGATTGGGTTACAAAATTTTTATCAAAGTGAATTTATGAAGACTCAGATAATTATTGGTAATACTTTCTCTAATGGTTTAAATCATGTTACTGGGTGGGAAACTAGGATGAATGGTAAGTATAAAAGTACTGCACCAATAACAATACTAATGGATGGTACAATACACCTACATTTTGACCCAAAACATCATTCAGATTTTATGGGGATTGAAAATATTGATAAACATTCTATACCCATCGTATTGGAGAACCTAGGTTGGTTAACTAAGGATTTACAAAATGATAGGTATCTTACTTGGATTGGTGATATTTATAATGGAGAGAACAAAGTTGTTGAAAAAAGATGGCGAAATCATACATATTGGACCACATACACTAATGAGCAAGTCGAATCACTAGTTAATGTGTGTGAATACCTTTGTGATAGGTTTGATATACCAAGAGAAACATTTAGTCATAATACTTATGTTGATTCGGTAGATAAGTTTAGGGGTGTGGTTTATAAAGGTAACTTTAGTAAATTTTATTCAGATGTCAACCCAACATTTATGTTCGATGAATTTAAAAATAAATTAGAGTTAAAATAGTGAAAATGGAAAATATTAATGAGCATGACATCACAAAAAAGATGTTAAATACAATTAGGGAAAATACAGGTGTTGACCAAAATGGTTCGGGACAAAATGGTGTAATTGAATTAAGTGGTGAAGAAAGAACTGCCGAAGAGCAAAAATTTAGAGAAATAATTGATGCATCAACACAATTTAACGTCTTTAATATATATCCAGATGCAAATAATGTAGTATTTGGTGGTATAATACAAGGGATGGGTGGAATTGAATTCCAAATGACACTTGAAGATTCAAATGGTTTGTATATAACTGGTAGTAATATACAAATCACTGATGAAGTGGCAGATAAAATAAAAAAACTTAAAGGGTTTTATGACAATTGGAAAGCGGAATGGTTCCAAAAGCTGGCTACTGAATATAAAGGTGGTCAATAAATAAATATTATGGGAAAAACAGAAGACATAGCAAACGAAGTATCATCGGTTCTTTCAGCTAAGAAGCAAAGGAATATTTTAATAATAATATTGCTATTATTATTTATTGGATTAGCATTTGGTTTTAATAGGTATTCAAGATTGACCACCCAACTAGCAATATCAGAACAAAATAAAAAAGCTTTAGCTGATTCGGTAAGGGTATCGGAAAATAAGGTTAAAGATTTAGTTTATTCTAAAAATATTTTAATTGCTGAAAAGGGAAACTTAGAACAACTTAATGCTGATTTAGCTGCTGAGGTTGAAAAGGAAAAAGGTAAGGTTAGGGAAATTACAAGAATTGTTAGTGAGATTAAATCTGATACAGTATATATCACTAATATGCTTATTGAATATGCAGATGGAACAAAAGGGTTATCTTGGGAACATGATTCATTATTTGATACAAATAATGAAAGACACATCGCTGGTGTTAGTAGGTTTGATATAGATAGTAATGGTGTTGTCTCCCCATTAGAAACCACAATAACTAAGGATGATTTTAAATTCAATATTGTGACTGGTTTAGTTGAAAGAAATGGTAATGTTGAAATATTTGTTAGGTCGGACTACCCTAACTTTACAGTATCACAATTAGATGGTGCTATTATAGACCCAAAGAAACACCCAGTTATGAAGAAATTCACCAAACCTAAAAAATGGGGTATTGGTCCTTATGTTGGTGTTGGGATAGGTGTTAATACATGGCCTAATACAAATGTTGGTGTTGGCTTCCAGTTTGGGGTCGGAGTAACTTACTCACTATTTAGATTTTAAAAACAATTAATATACATTAAAAGCCCACAATATTGTGGGCTTTTTTATTTATATTCAATATTTATTAATAAAAGTAAGATGAAAGAGTTCATTAAGAAAAGACTAAACGAAGAATTGACTAAATCAGATGTTAAGGATGAAGTATCAAATATGTTACAATCCGATGCATTAAAAGATAAGGTTACTAAAATTCTAAAAGATAAAATCAAGAATGACCCAGAATTGGAGAAATTCATGGTTGACATTAGTAAAAATGTTCTTACTCAATTATATAAAACACTTTGGACTAAAAGAGGTTTCTGGCAGTCTAGTTTGAAAAACAAAGGAGCATAATGGGAAAAATTAAATTAACAGAATCACAAATAATGATGTTACAATCGTTTGAAAACGCACTACCAAAAAGGAAAGTGGTTAAACTTACTGCTGAACAGTATAAAAGGATATTCGAATCAGAAAATCCACATGAATTCAATATGGGACCAAAAACATTGAGACCATCAAGCAAAGTTAGTAAGAATTTCACACAAGGAGCTAAGGATGTTCCAGATTCAGACATGAAATTTGAAAACCAAATACAAGGTCCAACTGACATCGAGATTTTTGGTACAGAAATTATTAGATTTCTCAAGTCACTATTAACGGACCCAAGTGAAAACCGTATAACTAGTTATTGGAGAAAACTTAATGTTTCTAAAGAACAATTAACTAATAGGATGTTTGAGTTGGGTATGATAGGTCATGGAATTATTAATGGTAAGAGGATTATTAAAATCATGAAGAATAATTTTATAGAAAATATAAAAACACTACATGGTGAATATAGACCACAAACTGAGGGGATAGTTCAAATGGGTGATGATATCGAGATGACTGAAATAAGTAATGACGATATTAAAACATCAATGTCGAACCAACTTAAAAGAAAAGAAGGACCTAAACCTTCACAAGACTCGATTAAGGCAAAACTTTTAGCTAAAAGAGCTGAGGA